TCGTAATAGACGTGAGGTTCTGCTTTTACCTGAAGATATACTTCGTTCTTTTTTGAAATAACCAAATGAGACATAACCCATAAGTATCACCTATGGGTATTTATTGTCTCAGTTAAACCCTGCTTGGAAACGGTTCCATTCAATTGCATTCTTGATTTGAAAAGTTCTATTAGAAACTGTCTTGATAATCTCCTCAAGAAACTTCAGCATAATGTCATAATATCTGATTTTAAGGTCTATTTTATTCAACCTCTCATCGGCATCCATATGCCTCTGTATGGCATCTTTATCTCTAACCTTATAAGGAAAGGGTTCTTCCTCATAAACCTCTGGGTCCGCCTTTCCAGTGTAGTAATTATATCTTTCTAACCTAACTCTATTGTGAGTTTCCCTTGCTTTTTCTCTTAGTAAAGTAATAGTATTATAAAGTGTATAATACTTAGCATGAAGTTGAGGAATTTTTAAAGATTCATCATGTAAATTATCAGGATCAATGACAGAATCTCTCTGCCACATCTCCTGAATTTCATCCAGGTTCATAAAGGATTTCCGCTTGTATCAACTATATTGTAGATAGTATACTTGAAAGCTGCCTCTGCTGTAAAGTAGTTAATGTCGTCCTCTGTAGCATTAAATTCCAAAGAAGATAGTGAGACAGGAAAAAGATCAATAAATTTTACAATAGCAATATCACGATAATTACTATTTAAAATGTGTAGAGTTCCATCACAAAACTGCAATTTTTCATCTTTCAAACCATCTTGATTTGTTGTTAGATTTTTAAATTGAGTAAAGTTTTCTGGAATGCCAAGACCAGTAATCCAATTATGGATAATCATATAATTTTTTAAGTCTTCATCAACTAAGAAGTTAATGGTAAAATCTTCATAAGTAACTTCATCTCCAGGAACATCTAGAATTCTAAATGTTGTTCCTTGAGTTGCTGTTCCAAGAGTAATACTTGGGACGTTTGCAGAATTGGAAAAAAAATCAACCTTTTCTTTAGTTGATAAGGTCAACTTAAATCCAATAGGAGACAAAAAGTTCCTATTTTGGATTTGTGTATCATAAAAACTTGCCATAATCAGTCACGAACAATGAGACTGTACCACTCATCACTCATTCCACTGATGATTTTATCAGCACCTTCTTTGTCATGAGTATAACCTTCGTTGATCAGATGCTCAACAACTTTCTCATAGTGCTCATGGATAATTTTTGCTTCTTTAGGTGTTGGTTGCATTTTCCTAGAATTAGTATATTTTATTTAGACAAAAAAAGAGGGGTCAAAGACCCCTCTGATTGAACCTTGTGAAATGGATCACATAAGGTTGTTAACACGTACTCTTCTGTAGTAGCGGTTGGAGTTTTGGGTAATACGACCAAGACCCGCATCGGTGCCTTCAGCGAATGGGTTAGCAACAAGACCGTAACGGGTCTTAAAGCCAATCTTAGGCTGGAAGGTGTTCTCTCCAACGGCACGAACCATCTGGAGGGGAACATATGGGCAGTAGAAGAGACCTGCGTCATAAGGTGAAGAACCCTTATAACCAACAACGTAGTACTGCGAAGCAGCAACGTTTGCTGAATATGGGTCAATATAGACTCTATACTTACCTTGGAGAACACCAGCGAAGGTGTTGCCAGTGTCATCAACGTTGAGGTTTGCGTTCAGAGCAGGGGTGTAATCAAGAACACCTGCCATGGTCAGAGCGGAGGCAACGTCTGCAGAGCAGAGAATCATGTTGCCCTTTCCTCTACGAGTTCTTTGTGCGATTGCGTTAGCATCGCGCTCGATTTGGAAGATAAGACCCTTGAACTTCTCAACTGACCAACGACCATTGGAGTCAACGTCGAGGTCGAAAGTACCAGCGGTAGCAACGTTTGCTTGTGCGCCAGACTCAGCAGCCTTATAGATGGTGCGGATGACTTCGCGGTTGATTTCTGCAAGGATCTCAGTTGACAGAATGTTTGCCAACTCAGCTTCTGCATTCAAACCGTGAATTGCACGGAGATCTTGAGCAAGCTCAAGGCTGTATTCTGCTTTCAGAGCGCGGCTCTTAGCAGTAACAGTGACCTTCTCGATCGAGAATGCCATCTGGTTGAACTCATTACTGTCGGTGCCGAGTGCCTCAGCATCCTCAGTGTTCATACCACGACCAACTCTATAAGCGAGTTGATTAGCATCGCTCTCTGGATTCAGAAGACCAGGATTGGTGCCAGACTGTGCGGTTGTACCGAAACCAACAGTTACGCCACTAGAACCAGAGACGTATGGATCACCGATTTCAGAAGAATCAGCTGCTGGGGTGTTGTCGGTTCCAGAGAATGCGGTGTCTGCTTCGTTGAAGAAGGCTTCAGTTCCGCCTTGTGAACGATAGCGTGAACGCATTGCGAAGATCAGTCCAGTAGGACCGTTCATTGGCTGAACGCCAGCGAGGTCATAAGCGACCAGGTTAGGCATTGAGCGTCTGATCAGAGAGATCAGAACAGGGTCAAAACCAGCGGTTGGTGAGGAAGCACTACCAGAGAAACCTGCGGTTGCGCCGCTGGATCCAGTGGAGTTGATAGGTGCTGCTTCGTTGAGGAATGCACGCTCTTCGCGCATTTCTCTCTCTTGGTTCTCAAGCAGGATAGCGGTTACGGCTCTACGATGGGAATCCTTAATAGGATCCATACCATCATAATCAAGAACGGGTGCCCACTTCTCCTGCAGTTGTTCAGAATTGTACATCTGCATTTGAATTTTACCTCTTAAAAAAAGTTAGTTTGAACTATGATCTAAAAATCACTTTTTGGAAGCTCTGCCCAGAAGTGAAAGATATGACTCCATTAGAGGAGAAACACTTGCTGCAGATTCCTCTACAGTTTCAACTTCTTCAGCAACTTCTCTTTGAGCACTAGTTGCACTCTCTGAGAAATAAGAATTTCTCAAAGTAACTAGTTTCTCACGATAGGTCTCTTCACTATCAAACTCAACATTTTCTGCAAGAGAAGCGAGTTTTTCTTTCTGAGTAAGTGCAAGACCCTCAGAAACTTCTGCAAAAATTACATCTGCTACGGACTCTGCTAATCTCTTATTTAGAGCAACGTTTCTATCGATTTGCTCGTTGAGTTTAGACTCCATTTCATCTAATTTATCTACCATGCTTTCAAGCACATCATATCTATCTTCAGGAACAGTTACATAATGATCTTCAAAAAGACTCTTCATTCCTTGAAGGAACGATTCGGTCATCTCGGTCTTGAGACCGTGCTCAACTGCGAGTGCATTTTCTTCAATCCACTCTTGAGCAACGTACTCAAGGTAAGAATCAACACGCTCTACAAGCTCTTCTTTAATAGAAGCAACTTCTTCAATGAGTTGCTCTTCATATTGAGCTTGAATTTCTTCTTTGATTTCTGCAACTTTAGACTTGATTGCAGTCTCAAAGATGGTGCGTGCTTTTTCTTGGAATTCTTCGGAGAGTTCTTCACCAGCAAGAAGTGCATTTACATCTTCTTCAATGTCGTACTCTTCGGTCTCGTCAGTAGCTTCGGCAACCACTTCATCTTCAGTAGTCTCTTCTTCAGAAACTACTTCATCTTCGGTGATTTCCTCTTCGGAGACAATTTCTTGACCCTCTTCAACCTCAAATTCTGCCTCTTCTTCAGCCATCTTTTTCATTGGCTCAGCAGCTTTTGCACCTTTGTTGACAACGTTCTTAACTTGCGCTAAGGTTGCACCAGGTTCTTTGAGTTTTGCCGAATCATCATCGGACTTGTAATTTTCTGGAGTAGGACCGCCGAGATCTTCCCAATTACCAACGGTTTGACCGTCAGGAATACCTGTGGTCAACTTAGGCATTGGTTCTGCAGGCTTAGCCCCTTTGGTTACTACGTTTTCCATTTCTTGTAAATTGCTACCAACGGACATTTTTGATTAGATATTTTTGTATTAATCTATATTTATTTATAAATTAAAGATTTGAAAGGAATTCGTTGAACAAGTTCAACTTATGCTCTTCAAGTCTTCTTTGATCAACAAGAGTGTTGATTCTCTTCTGAGTTTGTTCAGCAAGTCTTTCACGAAGAATACCACCTTCCCAAACCCACTCTTTTCCTTCCATAATTCCCTGAACAAAAGCGTCAGGAGCGGAAGGATCGGCAACGATATCAGCAGCAGTTGCAAGCATAAAATCTTCACCAACTACTTTATATCCATTACGGTCTTCTCTTAATGATCCAACACCACGAGAAGAAACACCAAGCATAACTCCTTCATCAATTAGAGATTTTGCGATCTTACCCATTGGAGTCTCAAGAAGTTGTGCCTTACCTATAAAATTATTTCCCTCACAAGTTAGAGAAACAATCTTATGAGAAACACGATCAAGATTAACGGTTGGACCGTCAGGGTGACCAAGTTCTCCTAAAGCACGACCTTTTTGAATGAAGTTCTCGTCGTATCTAGCAACCTCACGTGAAAGAGTTTCCATAGGATACATACGACCATTACGGTTTTTGATGTCTCCCTGAAGAAAAACTCCTTCAATATAACACTTCTTGCAATTACCTTTGCCTTCAGTGATAAATTTTACGCTTGTTACTTCTTCTGTGATTAGTTTCATTTGATTATCCAGTGAATCCTACTTTTGTACCAGAAACAGTTCCGCCAACTGCAAAAACGCAATATGAGGGATTTTTTTCCAAGTACTCAACCGTGTTGCCTAGCATTGTAAATGAACCAACACCAGTTCCACCCTGCGTTTCTACTACAGATATTACAGCAGCAGAAGCATTATTATTTACAAGGCGAACAAGAGTAGCACTTGAAAAACTAGTTGCCGTGCCAGTAGCACCGGGAACCGCAATTTCATCTGCTAGGAGTAAAGTTCTTGACATTATTCTTCCTCTTGCGAATCTGCATCAAACATTGATGTTGCAACTTGTGGACGAAGTCCTTCAATCTTTTCAGCTGCTCTGCCGAATAGTGCATCTTTAATTTTGCTGCTGATTTCCGAAGCAGAAGAATCAGTTGCAATCAAATTGACAATATCTTCCATGAAATTAATTTATATGGTATATTTTCTATTTATATTTCTGCTTTTTTAGTATCTTTTTGAAAATTAGCATCCGTGACTGAAGAAGTTGCTTCTAAGTCAGGTTCTGCTGGCACATCCCCTAAAATATCTCCTCCCCCATCTGGTAATGGTTCACCAGTAATGGGATCTATAGAATTTGGATCTGGTATAATTCCATCCTTAATTTCTTTTTCAATTTGTGAATCTATTTCTAATATTTCTGTATCTGTTTGACGCAATACTTTACGTCTAACATAATCTACAGAAAAATATTTACCGATATAAGGTTCAATGGTTGCAAGAGTTCCCAAACGATCATTCATCAACTCAGTCTCTTTTAATTCTGCAAACTGATTGTCATATAAGAAATCATATTGAATATGATCTGAGATTCTATCCCAATCTTCTGGAGTAACGATGTTTTTGAGAATCAATTGCGTCTTCAACATATCGTTGAAAAGATTTGAAAATCTCTTTCTTAGTCTTCCAACAAACTTAGAAAACTTAAGTTCATCTCTTAGAATCTCTGAAGATCTACCGAGATTAAATCCACCATCATTAGCGATTCTAGATTCTGGAACACCGAGTGCTCTGTAAAGTTTCTTTTGAAAATACTCAATATCAGAAAGTTCGCCAAGATTTTGACCACCAGGAAGTGTTGTGATTTCAGTTCCTCTACCACCTTCACGGCGAGGAAGCCAGAAATCTTCCAGCATACTCATATACTTGCGATCATCACGAACTTCACCAGTATCAGCATTATAAACTAACTTATTTCTATAACGTGACATAACATCACGTAAGTATTGTTCTGCCTTTACTTTAGGTAGATTTCCTACATCAATGTAAAAAATTCTACGTTCTGGTGCGCGTGACAATCTATAGATTACCAAGGAATCTTCAATCATTCTCAACTGGTTGAGAGATTTGATTGCCTTATGGAGATAAGAAAGTATCGTCCCTTTGTTTCTATCTACAAGTCCAGAAGTGACATAGGTAATAGTATCCTTAGCAATTCTTACTCCCTTTGGATTGCCAGAACCAGATATAACACCCATTGGGTAATTTGGTTTTGGTGTATATACGAAATATTCTTCTAGTTCTGGATAAAATGTTTTACTATTTTCAGTAACTCTTGAAAGATCTATTCCTTTGACCTGATCTTTTTTCTTTTCTTGTCTTACGAACCTCATTTTAAGAGGATCAATATATCTTAGTTCTTTAATTCCATCTTGTGGTTTTTTAAGATCAATTACTTTGTGGTAATAGAGTCTTCCATCAACATACCAATTTCTAAAAATTTCGTGTGATTTCTTATCAAAATCTAAAAGTTCTTTGATATATTTAAATTCTTCTCGGATTGCTTTTTTTAATTTATCACTTGCATTCAAATTGGAAAGTTCAATCTCAACTGGAGAATCATAAAGATCACTCACAATTGCTTCATTGACAACGTCTTCAATGGCATTATCACACTCTGGGTGAATTGCCATCTCACGATATCTTTTTATTAGATCGTGCTCATTTCTATAAACACCTTCAATATCTACATATTGACCATAAAATCCACTAGCAATAAAATTATCAACCCCGTCCTCATTGTTAGGGGGGACGGGGGAGACGATGGATTTGGATTTTTCTTCAGTGGTGTCAATAGAAAAACCAAAAAGTTTTGACATTTTATAAGAAACTGAACTATTTTATCTATTTATCAGTCGAGTGCTGGATAGTTTGTGGAATCAGATCCAGCAGCAATCTTCCAATAGAGAACTTGGAATTCAACTGTAAACTCTTCAATAGTATCAGTAGTGTCCATTGAAAGTGCAATTTCAGAAATATTGGTTGGGAATAAACCAATAAAATCATACTTTCTTAATTCACCACCATTTCTATCAAGTTGAGTTACTACAGCATCAGCAGTGTAATCAGTTGGGTTGACTTCGCCAGATCCATTGGTAAGTCTGCTGATTCCATTCATCCACTGCTCCATAACGGTTCTGATTTTGAAATCAGCGTCATTGAGAACAGTAACAGTCCAACTGTCAAATGTTCTTTCTCCAGCAACCTTTAATACTCTTCCTCTAAAAGGAACTTCAACTGGAGTAATATTTGAAGCAGGAAGGGCTGCTGCCTTTACCATAAATGGAACCTTATCAGAAACTCCAGTTGTACTCAAAGTTTGAGTTGCTGCTGCTGGAGTTGAATCATTACTCATGAAAGAAAGGGATTGACCCGATCCATTTGGAAAGTTTAATGCAACTTCAAATAGATTGGGTCTTACGCCACCTCCCGCTAAATTTGATTTAAATTGGGAAATTGTTCTGAGAGCCATTGGTTTTTTACCTCTTTTGAATTAATTTAAAACAAAAATTAAACGTTTCCAATTACTTCCGAGAAGGAAACACCAGATCTGGTTGCCACGAAAGTAAGTCCAATGAAGTTAATAGAACGATTTGGTTTGATATAGATGTCTGCAATAAATTCATTCGCATCAATAACTGCAGCAGTATTGTTTGATTCGTCACAAATCAGTCTGAACTCTTGGATGCCACGCTTTGCTTGAACATCTCTGAGGAATGGCTCAACTGCGTTTACAAAGGAACTTCTGGTTAGAGTGTCATTAAACTCAAACATTACATCCTTTGCTGCAGCAGAAATTGCATTCTCAAGGTAGATGAACAATCTACGAACATTGATTCTGTCGAATGCAGATGCCTTAGCAAGACCAGTCTTATCGCCAAAGAGGATAATACCTGCGCCAGGTGAGAAGATTACTGGGTTAATTCTATTGCTATAGAGGCGATCTCTCTGAACTTTTGTTGGATTATATGCTAATTTAACTGCGTTCAGAATTGCACCTCTCTGAGTTCCTGCAGGTGAGAACCAAGGGAAATTGATAGCATCATTTCTTGCACAAAGACCTGCAATATCACCATTCAGAGGAACATATCTGAAAGTATCAGAGAATCTGTCATATGCATACTTATAACCACTATCAAAGATTGCATAAGAAGAAGATGGAACAGAAGAATAGAATCCAATTACTTCTTCAGTAATATTTGCCGCACTATTAACAGTATAACCAGATGAAGTTTCAGTAACTTGTGATCCTCTATATGGTGAGATAAATGCAACTGCATCTCCTCTCTGTTCTGCAACGGAAATAATCTTAGATGCAAGTGCTTGTGCGTCTTCTTTTGGATATGCACCAGAACCCATCAGTAGGAAGTCGACTTCATATTCTTCAGTGTTTACAAATACGTCATATCCAGTTGAAATATCACCAATTGTTCCCTGAAGAGAACCAGTGGTTGTTATTCCAGCAGCACCACTGTAATTTAAACCACCACTTAGTGTAAGGTTGAGTGCTCCACTAGCACCAAAAACGATTCCTTGAGCATTTTGATCCCAACCATTATCAAGAGAAAGATCAAAAGTGGTTGTTAAACCAACAGTTGAAATTCCAGCAGGTGCTGATCCAGCAAATACAAAACTTGAATTTTCTGAAAGATACTTTCTCCAGTAAGAAGGTGATCCAACAGAATATGTTGCATCTTTTGCCTTAGAAAGAGCGAGGTGCTTTTCTAGAATTGTTCCAGCATTTCCAGTAACATCTCCATCATCATCAATAATAACAACGTGAACTTCGTCAAATCTACCTCCTCTTGCCGCAGCATATGCTGAGGTCCCAGGTCTTTCTGCTAGGGTGCTCCAACTAATTGATGAATTCGTAAGAGTGATTGTTTGATTATCAAACCAATCTTGTCTAGTTGTGTATGCCCTTGAGGTAAATGCTGCGCCAACGCCAGTAGTATGAATACCAATAGAACCAGATGCACCAAATGCATATAAACCAGATGGTTGATAATCAACTGCTGTTTCGGTTCCAGCAGCAGAAACTTTGCTAATAACTTTAACATCAATTGATCCATTGCCAATTGATGTAATAGTTCCTTTTAAATATCCATCTGCAAGAGAAGTTGTTCCTAGACCAGCAACAACTCTACCAACCATTGTTTGAGTTACTGCATAACCAACTACAACATTAGCAGTTGATACACCACTGAGGGTTTGGTCTGCTTTTCCATCAATAACTGCAACTTTGATTCCATTTGCCCAAGAACCTGGGTTTCTTGCAGCAAATGTTACTCCTGGGATAAGATTTTCATCATATCCAAGGTTTACATAATCTTCATAACTTCTAATCTTAATAGATGACGCTGATCCAACAAAAGCATTCTTAAGTTGAGAATCATCAGATCTTACAACCTGAAGAGATCCACCATAAGCAAGGAAAGAAGAAGCAACCATCCAATGCTCATAGTGCTTATCAACACTATATGGGTTGCCAAAAGTATTTAAAAGTTCTTGTTCGTTTGTAACCAGAACGGGTTCGTTGACTGGTCCCTGGGCGAATGGAGCTACAATTGCTCCAACAGCATCGGAAGTTGGATCTACTCTTCCAGCGGTTAGGTCAACTTCTCTAACCAAAACTCCAGGAGATGCTAAATTTAATGGCATCTGTTTTGTCCTCGCAATCCAAATTTATCTAAAAATATTTATTAAAAGGTGTATTTTCAGTGGGGAAACAGTGCGTGAACCTACCAGTCTGGATAGTTGTAATCAGGAAATAAAAATATTTTATTTTTTTTATTTTTTAAAACCCTTTCTTTAGTACAATCTTTACATTCATATGAATATGATGATGGAAGAGATCCTCTACCTTTTCTGGTTAAATAATACCCATCAATTAGATCTTTTATCTGACCACATATTCTACATTTTCTTTCAAAAAATAGTAAATGTTCTAAATTTATCTGGTCATCAAAATCCATTTACATATAATCCCACATATAAGAACGATCTCCATATTCATCAGTATGCCATCTATCGCCAGTGCTATCAACAAACGTATTTTCATCTAAACCATCAAGAATAAATCCAAATGGTGCCATATCTTGTTCTATCTGATTCTTTTGCTCTTCATAAATCCTTTTTCTAATGTCATTATCAGTCATCTCTTTGAAATAGTCTTGTGCAACTAACCAAGAGAAAATAACCAGACACATTGCAAGGTCATCATTGCATCCTTCTTCGGCTTCAAAAGAATTATGCCTTTGTGCAAATGTTGTAAGTTCTGATATAATATCATAATCAACGGTAAGTAACTTATCATCTTCAAGTAAAGTTTTTAAGTTGGAACATCCCAACTTCTTTACAGCAGAAGTCATTCGCACACCAAGTTGAGACTTCTTACCACTAAATCCAGATCCAACAATTTGTCCAGATCTTCCTCTCATCGAACACATTAATAAATTTTCATTCTCCAAGTCAAAGTGAAGAATACTTGCAACCTGATCCCCAATATCATTTACTTCAATTAAAAGAAATGCGTCATTATATGCTCTTGCAACTTCATCAATAATGCTGGGAAATAGCATTGGTTTAATTTCATTATTCCTATACTTTGCTACTACTTTGTATGGAAACTCTGTAATATCAAAAACAATAAATGCAGAGTAGTCATTTCCAAGACCACGAGCAACATCGACAGTGATTAGATAATTATGTTCTTCCTTTGGATCTTCATATATGTCCAATCCTGCGTTTCTTTTGATTGGGTTTTCATATACAAGATTTCTAAGTTTTGCTGGATTGATTAGTGTATTTACCGAACCTAAGAACTCACACTCAAACTCAACCTTAAACTGCTGTTCGGAAGTGTTGGCAATGGTCTGTTCCTTCCATGCCTCATCTCTACCGGGAACCTCAGACCAGTGAACATCAGTTGGTGTATATTCGTTCTTACCTCTCTCCGCATCATGCCACATGCGGTAGAAGTGATTCATACCACGTGGCGTTGAGACTATGATGACCTTTGTGCTTTGTCCAGAAGAAATAGTAGGATAAACAGAGGCAAAGAAGTCATCAGC